GTGAGAACCAGACATTCTGGTGAAACTCACAGCACCATTGGTGAAAAAAATTAACCTTGATGCCACAACGTCTACCACTAATACACACTAATTTTGTCTGCTGCTCCCCTGACGACTCAGTCGCCAACGATTTCGCCTTACAGTTTCCATGCACACACCATGCACAGTCTCCTTGAAAGCAGGCCCCAGACATACTAAGCGTTAAAAAGTGGGTTATGCCACTACAGAGTGAACTGAAAGTGGATTATTATTTAGTCAGATTTTTGCCTTTTGCTTTTGCAACTCGAGGTACTCAGCTTCAGAGATAGTGATTTTCTTCTCACCCTTGTCGGCTGGTTTGTCCTCTATTTCTGACTTCGAAGATTTGTAAACCGAAAAATTTCTAGTAGTAAACTGTCCTGATCTATGTGTGTTATCTCTAAGTCGTCTGATAACCTTCTCTGTGCTGTCTCTAGTGCCATCTGCTGTCTGCAAATCGAAGAGAACTGATCCGGAATAATTGGTTGGAAACCATTCAACGTGTCCCACCATTTCTACTTCAAACGTTTGACCGGATGAGGCCGCATGGATACCAATGCTACACTGTGAAAAGTGTGTATTCCAATGCATGTCCTCATGTATAACCTGGTCTTGAAAATTAAACTCATTTGCGAAGTGTGGATGCCATGTCACAATAGCTGGCTTCACCATGTCTGTGACAGCTCTATTCGGATCGACAAATATTTCTGCCGTGTTACGAGTTTGCTTCCAAGAGCTCGTCGCAGTATCCCAGTGTGGTGTTGCCCAGGGTTCTGTATTCTCTGTGCAAGCTGAAAAGATACCGTTCACACTTGCCATTGATCCAACAGCACGCACTTTCATGCCCATAGATATAAATCGATAACTATCTACGTTTGACATCACATCTAGACCACTAGGAAATAGTACAGCTGATTGCGACCATGCATTAGGACCAACGCTTGTATTACTCTTATAGAACAGAGGATAATTGATTGATGGTAACATAGTAAATAGCCAACCAGAGACGTCAGTGTAAATGAAACCTCTGTATGTTAGAGTCATTATAGCAGTTGGCAGCGAACTGTCCCATGCTAAACGCAAACCTCTCCTACAACCAAATGGGTCAACAAACAACCTAAAGAGATCACGTTCATACTGTG